ATATTTAATCGTCTATTAAATTTAAATTATACGTACTGGCCACCTTAGTTAGTGCGACCCTTAACTTTGATACTACATCATCTATTTTTGAACCATCATTATCGTCAACCATGAAATATCTTTCCCACAACCAACCTCTTAATTCACTTAACATTTCAAAAGTATTTATGAACTCTTTTTTATTCTTAACCTCATTAAGGAGGTGGTTAGAATAGTTCAGTATGTGAACGGTTGCTGATAATTCAACAAAATCACCACGTTCATCATTGCTATTAGCCCATACCTCAACTTCAAATAAGGTTTTATTATTATCATTTCTTAAAAATAGTACCATATTATTGTCTCATAAAATTAATTAAATACTTAGTTATGTTTTTGGCACCTTCTGGATTTGCACTATGTACGGTCCACTTTGGTAACGTTACGTCATTATCTAAACAATAATCTACTAAGTATTTTGCACAGTCCATTCCAGTTTTCTCTTTGGAGTTCATTTCGGAAGACCATTTATTATAATCACCGTATCTTTCAACAGGTGTGTAGTGTTCATCAGCTAAATCATGGTCAAAAGATATTTTATCTGGTAAACCATTAGTTTCTATCCAATTCTTGAACTCATTATAGTTTTTGACCCATATAACACCCTTTCTATGGGCTTCAAACTCAGGACAGAATTTAGTTAAGAATTCAGTATCTTTTGGGTCTCGATAATCATCAAGCCACAGTAAAACGTCTTTCACGATATTATTGTTTTGATGAATCACTAATCCATCTGATTAATAATTTACCTTCCACCTCTACATTAAAATCAGCGTCACCCATATCATCTACAGGTACCTCGAAATTAACTGTTTGTTCTTTTAGGTCGGCGTAGTAATATGCAACACCTTTCCTAATAAATCTAAGTCTGGCTTTAGGTTTTTGTTTATGTGAACTACCCACCCACGCCAGAGGCGATGGGATGGGCTTCGGAGGTCATAGACTCACCTAATGGCAACGCCTTACTCCGTTTTTGTTTTATATCCGAGTCAGTTCCTGAACCAGATAGTATTGGTTAATCATTACCTTTGTCGCTTACATCCCACCCACGTAAAAGCGATGGGTGGGTTTTACGCTCCGTTTATATAAATCTTTTTTAATTTCATTCTTATTCTCCATATTATTTGTTATTTATGAAACTTTTAGCTAAAGTATTTGATAGGTTTACTAACCCTTTTCTTGAATCAGGGTTTTTTAGCATCCTTGTTGTGTCAGTTATATTTGGGTTATTAATCAAGGCCACGTATATCTTCTCAGCTAAACTTTCCATATATTATTTTAAACAAATATATCGAAAATAAATTAATTAAACAAGTTTTTAGTGACCTCTGTTTGAAATTAGGTAGTTTGGTGATATTCTACTGAACCCTAGTTTGTTCCAGAATTCAATGCTTGCTGACTTAGGGGCTACAAGGATAGAGTTAGCATCCTTAAATAAAGGCCATAGTTCATTTACCGCTTGAGATATTATGTGTAATTCCTCGTACTCCTTTTTAAATTTAATACCTGTGATTTCTATGACATCCTTTTTAGTAGGCGACGGAGATACTACTATTAAACCAGCTTTCCTACCGTTATAATTAACTAAAACGTTTATAGATTCTGGATTTTCGTCAACCACCTTTAGGTCAACATCTTCTCTAAGAAACTTTTTAATGACTTTCTTTGTGGATTCATTTGTAGCTTCTTCCATCTTTTTAAGTTTGGTATAGTACTTAGGGTCTTCAAATATGTGGTCTTTTGCTATCTCGTATGCAACGTTTTTATCTGAAGTGTGTTCCATTTCTACCTTAACGCCAGCTTTAATTTCATCGTTGATTACGTTTACTGGTACTTGGTGTTTCTTAGCAATATCTTGAACTGGTAAATTATCGGCCAAACCACCTATGACTTTATTTTTATCCTTAGGGTCATCCTCACCTTTATCTTGAATAGGCTTTTTGTTAGGGCCGCCACCGATTATATTGTTTTTAGATTCTTTATCTTTAACTGGTTTATCGGTTGGTAGGTTATTTATGTCCTTAGATTTACTTTCGTTTTTCATAATATATACTTTTAATTCTTTATCACATTAATAAATACTAAAAAACCCGCTAAAAGCGGGTTTTTGTTTTAAAGTATTTATTTAGGATTACTAACCTTTGTCTTAATGCCACTCTTGGCGGTGTAAGATAGTTTGATATTACCACCTTCTTTTAGGTTACCATCCATAACCTCATCAGTTATAGGGTCCTCAACGTACTTCTGAATTGCTTTCTTAAGTGGTCTAGCACCATATTCTTTATGATACCCCTCTTTAGCAATGTAATCCATAGCACTCTTATTCACTTGCAAGTAATAATTTAACTCGCTTACCCTACTTTTAACAATATCAATTTCGTTTTTAATTATTTCATTGATATCTGTTTGTTTAAGTGAATTAAAGATGATTGTTTCATCTATCCTATTTAAAAATTCAGGTTTAAATTTATCTTTTAAAGCCTTTTGAATTATTGATTTAGCACGTTCTTCCTCGTTTATAATAGAGTTCTTGGTCTCAAAACCAATGCCCTTACCAAAATTACTTAACTCTCTAACACCAATGTTAGAAGTCATAATAATGATTGTATTCTTAAAGTCTACCTTCCTATCATTACTGTCAGTTAAATAACCTTCATCTAGAAGCTGTAACATTAAGTTGAAGATGTCTTCATGGGCTTTCTCAATTTCATCAAATAAGATTACAGAATAAGGTCTACGTCTAACTGCTTCAGTAAGTTTACCCCCTTCTCCGTATCCAACATAACCTGGGGGTGCTCCAATTAATTTAGTCATGGAGAATTTTTCCATGTACTCTGACATATCTACCTTTATTAAGGATTCTTTATCACCGAATACCTGTTCAGCAATTACTTTAGATAGATGTGTTTTACCTACACCTGTTGGACCTAAGAAGATAAAAGAACCCATTGGTTTATATGCGTTTCTAATACCTAATCTACTTCTTCTAATACATTTAGATATCTTACTAACTGCCTTATCTTGACCGATAACGATATCTTTCAAGTCTTTCTCAAGGTTCTTAAGAGTGTTGGCCTCTACTGACGTCAATTTGGTTAATGGGATACCTGTCATAGTTGATATTACAGTTTCTACCATTTCACTAGTTATCTCCGTAAAGTTAACTTCATTATTATTTTCCCACTCAAACATCATGTTTTCAAGCTCTGTCTCTAACTTTAATCTATCGTTTTTAAGCTTAGCGGCATCTTCAAAGTCTTGCTGTTTGATGACAGCTTTCATCTCTTCTTGAATATCAACTATCTTATCCCTTATAGTTTTTATTTTTTTAGGTAGCTTAACGTCTATGTTGGTAAACGCACCAGTTTCATCCATTATATCAATGGCCTTGTCTGGCATAGCTCTATCAGACACATACCTGTCAGCTAATTTGATAATTAGGTCAATGACCTTATCACTGTACTTAACTTTATGATAATTTTCGTAATTATCTTTTATGTTGGTTAGAATATCTTTAGTCTCGTCTAAAGATGGTTCTCTAACTAGAACTTCTTGAAACCTTCTTGTTAAAGCACCGTCAGTTTCAATATTTTCACGATATTCATCCAATGTTGTAGCACCTATGATTTGAATTTCACCTCTAGCTAAAGCTGGTTTAAAAATATTAGATGCGTCTAGCGCTCCTGATGCGCCACCAGCACCTACTATGGTGTGTAACTCATCAATAAACAAAACAACATCGGTGTTGTCTTTAAGTTCTTCTAAAATAGCTTTCATTCTCTCTTCAAATTGACCACGGTACTTAGTACCTGCAACAATAGAAGCTAAATCTAATGAGAATATGCGCTTACCTAATAATGGTTTAGGTGCGTCACCACTGTTTATTAATAAGGCCAAACCTTCTACTATTGATGTGTTATGAGTCACAACATAATTATCCGTGACATATAAGTGGTTCTCATCTTCAATTTTAATACACTTAGCCTCTTTAACACCAATAAAATTAATATCGGTAATATTATTTTTAAGAGTGTCTGAATATTGATAATTTAATGGAAGTCGCTCTATTTTTCTTTGTAACCTAAATAAATTTCTAGGGGTTTTATACCTAATTGTTAAAACGTAAGATAATTGCCCTTTTTTACGTTCATCTTTATAAGTGAAAAAAGTTTGTTTTTCTTTAATTTTTGCTACACCACCTATAGACCAAATTAATTCTTGAATATCTTTTATTAATTGTTGACTAACACTAGAATATTGAATTGTACCTGTTTCTGTTACCGTACCATCTGAATCTAACAACCCTTGTAATAAACTAATTTTTTGATTAAAAGAACCATTTTTATATTTTTCTGGTATAAATTTGGTTTCAGATTTTGTTTCAGTCAAATTTAATGAATTTGTTTCTTTTAATAATGGATGTACCCTATCATTCTTATAATGTCTAGTTCTAGCCTCTAAATATTTAGAATCACTTAAACCTAATCTATAAGAATTTGTTTTATTTTTAACTTTATTTAAGTTTAATTGATAATCCTCACCAATTATTTCACTTACTAACTCAGGGATTTCAATATCAGCACTTGTAAATGATAATTCACTTTTACCAAAATGACCATCACCCAATAATAACCCCATTAAATATGGGTCAATTATATAATTCTTATTATTTTCAATTTTAGAAAAGAGTTGATTTGATACTAAAGGAATTTTCAGTTCATAATTAGTGTTTTCGATTTTATCCTTTATATCAAGGGTATTGATAGTTGACCATGTGTGGTTTCTATTTTCGCCTTTTGGAATTCCATATACTTGCCATAAATGTTCACCACATGCTTCAGTACTCCTACCATCTTTAAATGTTATTTGATAAATATCTTTCTCACCTTGTGGATAGGTACCAATTACCTTAGTTACGTCACCATTAGGTGTTAAAACATCATCACCAACTTCTATTTCACCCATAGTAGTCCAACCATTAGGTGTAAGTATTTTAGCTGTTAGAGGTTGTGCCTTACCCACACCAGCTTCACCAATCAGCACTGGGTTATTTTTCTTTCTTCTAGATAATATTGCTGTGACTCTTCTAATCTCATCACCTCTGCCCACAACTGGGTCGATTCTGTTTTCGGATGCTGCTCTAGAGATATCTCTACAAAAATTATCTAGTACTTCAGTTTTAGAAGAGTTTTTGGATTTTCTTTTTTTAGGGTTATTAAGTGGAATGTTCTCAAACTCACTATCGGTTGGTTCATTTATGTTGTTTTCGGGTTCCATTAGTAATTGTTTAAAAGTTTTATAATTCATTTTAAGTTTATTGAACGATTTTTGTGCATCACACTTCGTTTTAAGTAGCGCTAACATCAAATGCTTTTCTGAGATAAGATTCTCATTCATATTATCACACTCTTTCTTCATTTGATTGATTAAAAACTTAGTAGACTCACTAGGTAATATCTCTGGTGAAGAACTATAAGCTTTATTTGTATTTATAACACTATTAGTTAAGAGTGAATCAACTTGGTCAAATAAACTTTCAATATTGAAATTCGCATTCATCAATATTTGATAAACAGCATTGTCGGCATGTAAAATAATCGATAAGGTTATGTGCTCTGGTCTTATTTTATTGTCTTCATAATCTTTAGCACTACTCATAGCACCTCTCATAATTTCACTTAACGTTTTATTGAATTTCATCTATATATGTTATTTGTTCAAGGCAAAGATACATAAATTATTCCAAAAAACAAGTTGTTTTCTCTTTCATTTTATAGTATATTTGATTTAAAATAGAAATAATATGTTAATAAAAAAGAAAGTGGATGGTGATATTGTAAGAAGTCATTACAAGTCATCTAATTTGCTGGTCTCTGAATACGACCAGACTAACAAGGATTTAACCATTACATTTAAAAACGGTGGTCAGTATAAATACATAGATGTATCACCTACTGATTATATGCGTTTTGAATTGGCTGACAGTCAAGGTAAGGTTCTGAATTCAAAAATAAAACCTAATTATAAATTTGAAAATCTTGGTAAGGTTGATGTATCATTGATGATTGAAGAAATTAACAAGGTTGATAACGAAGAAAAGAAAGAATATCAAGGTGTTGTGATATCTGCAATGAAAGGTATGATTCAAGATTGGGATGATAATGATGAAGAATTCTCAGACGCTAAACTTGATAAGGTTGTTAAATTTATTGAAAAGTATAAAGAAAAAATAAATTCATGATAGATACGGAATGGTTATATCAATATTTAGAAGAAGAATCTTTACATTATTTAACTCAGCACGACCCATATGATGGGGTTGTTAGTGAATTTTATTTCAATACTTTTGCTGAGATAGACCATTATGTTGAGAAGTATAACATACCAGTTACATTAAAATAGAAATATGAACAATAGAATAGATTACGAATACATAGACTTAATTAATGACATTTTCGTTAACGGTAGAGAAAAAGGTGATAGAACTGGAACTGGAACTAAGTCTGTTTTTGGTCGAGAGATAAGGCATAATATGGCTGACGGTTTCCCTCTGTTGACAACCAAGAAAATGCCATTTAGGATTTTAGTAACAGAGTTAATATGGTTCCTAAAGGGTGATACTAACATAAGGTATTTAGTTGATAACGGTTGTAATATTTGGAACGGCGATGCCTACAAAGGATGGGTTAGAGGCATTAAAGACACCTATACTGAAAAATCTGAACTAAGGGAAATTGACTGTTTTTTAAAAGGTGACGGTAAAGCACCGTCCTTTTTATTAACTCAGAAAGAGTTTCTTAATAAAATAAAAACGGACAATGATTTCGCTAAGAAATATGGAGAGTTAGGACCCATATATGGTGGCCAGTGGAGAAAGTGGGGTGATGAAAACATTGACCAAATAAAAGATTTAATACATAATCTTAAAACAAACCCAGACTCTAGGAGGCTTATGGTTAACGCTTGGAATGTAAGTGATATTGGTGATATGACATTACCGCCATGTCATTATGGTTTTCAAGCGTATACTAGAGAATTAAGTGATAAAGAGAGGATAGGGTACCTTGGTAATAATGTAGCAGACATTAATCTTGCGCCAGTTGAGGACTTGATTAGGTTTTGTGACGAGAATAACGTTCCTACTAGAGCAATTTCATTAAAATGGAATCAACGTTCAGTTGATACATTTTTGGGCTTACCCTTTAATATTGCTTCTTATGCATTATTATTACTTCTATTAAGTAAGGAAGTTAATATGGTACCTGAAGAGTTGATTGGTAGCTTAGGTGATGTCCATTTATATAGTAACCACATTACTCAAGCAAATGAGTTGGTAACAAGAATCCCTTTCGATTTACCTAGTGTCACAATAAACGACTCATTTGATATTGACAATTTAGGGTTTGGAGATTTTACTCTAAATGGTTACGAAAGTCATTCTGCAATTAAAGCTCCTTTATCCAATTAATACAATTATAAGGGTCTAAGGTTACATTACTTGCTCAAAATATTGATTTTAATATATTTTCATATATTTATATAGTAAAAGGTATAATAATGAGAAATCTTGAGCAAGTAATTCACCCTGCGGCTGATGCTAATTTTGATGAGTATGTTTATATTAAAGTGTACGCATCTAGCGCTGCTACGCCTACTATTAATGGCACAGAAGTCGGATTGATTGCAGGTGTAACTTTAGATATATTAGTCAAAACAATAAGTTCAACGGCTAATACTTTTGTAATAGGTTATAAGAAAATGATACCACCTAAAGTAATAAACGGATAAAAAACAAAACAAATAATGAAAAATAATATTAGACCAACTAGTTTAAAAGGTAATGACCAAATAAAAAGAATGAGAGGGTTAATGGGAATGGCACCTATTAATGAAGACACTAAAACTTCTGTCGTTGAATTAACTAAGAAAGGTCCTGATGGTAAAATTTATGGTATTGTTAGAGAGAACCATAAATATTTTATTAAAGTAACTGATAAATCTGAAAACTTAATCGCCGAGGATTTTAATTACATCGGTGGTCTAAAGAATAAAACTGATAAGGCTTATGATAGTTACTCTCAAGCGACTAAACAATTAAACCTTAAGTTTATCAGTCTTAACGAAGCTTTAGGTAAAAAAGATTCTATCAACGTATTAAAAAATGACAGCTTACTAAACGAAAACTCTGATTGTTATTCGGAAAGCCCTAAACCTAGTCAACCTGACACGCCACTTGGTACTGTTAAGACTATGGGTGGTAATGAAGGTCATGATGAAGAAATTGCTTCTGATAATGACACCGTTAAAGAATATGGTGACAGCATCAATGAAAAAGCTGAAAAAGATGATGAGTATAAAAAACTATTCAACGCTGAGCTAAAGAAAATGGGTCACGAACCAGAAGACTTTGGTAAGCTTTCTGATAAAGAGAAAAAAGATTTATTTGATACGCTTGATAAAAAGTGGGATTCTGATAAAGAAAAAAAATACTCTGATTCTGACGCAGAGGAAAATGTTGAATTAAGTGAAAGTGAAAAAGCTATTGACGCTATCATTCTTGAAATGATAGGTGAGTCTACAAATGGCCTTAAGATTACTACAGCTATTAATAACATTATTAAAGGTGAAGGTAATTCAAAAAAAAAAGCATAGCTGAAACTAAATATAAGTTAAAACTTGATGACCCATCTCCTGAGCCAGAAGCTAATGAGATGGGTTCTTCTATTCCTGACGATAGCTCTTCTGAAGAGATGCTAGAACCTAGCGCAGAAGAACCTTCTGATAAACCTTTTGATGAAGAACCTTTTGATGCGGGTGTTGAAGCTGACGAAGATGAAAACCCTGAAAAATACATACAACAGTTATCTGGTAAATTAGGTCAAAGCCTTAGAAGTTATACGGATGACCTAGCTGAACCTGATTATGATTTAGAGAAGTTTGCAATAAACTCTGTTTTATCGGCTACTAATTCAGGTGAAATGGATAGTGAGGACCAATCTGATATCATTCAAAAAGTAAAATCATCGTCTACTGATACAATTGATGATGAGTCTGATGATGATAATGAACCTGAAGTAGAAGATGATGATGTCGATAGTGAAGGTGGGTTAGATTTAGACGATATAGATATGGAAGAAGGTGATAACAAGAAAACTGTTTTTGCCGATTCTACTTTAGGTGTTGGTAACGGTGGTATGGAAGAAAATAAGTACTCAACTAATGAGTCTAAGGAAGGAACCGATGTTTTTAAAGATAAAATTAAAAATATGTTAAAAGAAAATTTTATAGATGAGTTTGAGATGATGACAACTCAACCTGAACCTCAAACTAAGCCTAAAACCGAACCTAAGACTAAGCCTAACAGAAGGTCTAAACCTTGGAGAATAATCCCTGAACAGTTACCAGACCCTCAACCAAAGGCTGATGCAACTAGTGTTAAATTCATAGATTCTAGTAATTTTAGTAGTGATGGTAATAGTGTTACTTTAACCTTTGATATTAAAGGTAAAAGATTTAACGGCGTTAACTTTACGAATAGCGGTCAAGTTGTTAGTAAACCATCAGAAGAAGATGAACCTTATGTTTACTTGTACACAACAGATATTTTAGATAACGGTAAACAATATATGATTAACGTTTCTAAATATGGTGAACCAGATAACCACAGTAACCCTAGTTTTACTAACGGTAATAAACCAGAGATTAAAGAATTTTAATGGAAGAGTTATATCTAATATACATACATAAAATAGGTGCCAGTTATAGGGACATGTTTTTCTATGAATTTATATTTAGTGACGATATAGAATCAGTGGACGGTGAGGAATGGGATTCTTACCCAGCAAACGGTAATCCAAAACCACCATTTGATGATATGATATTGAAAGTAGGTAAAATAGCCGTTGATTTTGAGTTACATGTAGCACAAGACAACGAACTATTCTCAATGTACGACTCTATGGATGGTATAATACCTTTAGGTTGGCAAAATATTGACGGCCTAGACGAGTACCCAGAAGATAGAGTAATATTCCCATTTGGGATGCCAATAAAAGACGTAGTAGACAAGCTTTACGAGAAAGATGTCGAAATGGAATTAGAAAATACAGACGACGATGAATAAATTAAGAAAAAAAATTGAAGAAGAGGGTGTTACATACTCAGTTACTAAAGATAGCTTAGAAGATATTAGCCCAGAATTAGAAAGAGCTGTTGAAGACGGTGACACTGTTAAGGTAACTCAAAACGAAAGTAAGGGTGAAGAAAACGAAGATAATGAAGTGGATTCATTATATTCAGATGCTGATGATAGGGCCATTGAGTACGGCGTTAAAAATGAAGCTTTTAATAAGTTCTTAGAAAGTTTAGGTCAAAGCACATCACCTAAGGTTAATATAAATGAAAATATTTCTGAATCTGTTAACCCTAGAATAAAAAAGAGTGAATTAATAAACTACTTTAAAAACAAAAAATAATGGATAATAAAAGGATAAAACTTTTAGCTATCAGGTCTTTAAAAAAAGCTGACGGTGAAAGTAAGTTAAATGAGAGTCGTATAAAATATGATGATAATCATAATGAAAGAATGGACCCTACTCTAGCTAAGCAACTTAGGGAGCGTAAACATTCTTTGGGTAATCACCCAGCTTTTCCAGAAGATGATGAAATGCATTTTGAAGAAAAGATGATGTCTAAGAGATTTTCTGATGTTTTAAAAAGGTTTAAAAGACACCATGGCGTAGATGAAATTAATGTCAATGAGGTTACTAAAGGTCAAAGAGATTTGATGTTGAAAATAATCGATTTAGAAGAGTCTCACAAAGATGAGTTAATTCAAAAAGCTAAGGAGATGATTATGGAAGACTTTGACGTTGATGAAGGTGATTTAGTTATTGAAGCTGATTTAACAACAGATTTCACTTTAAATCTCGATAAAACTAAGATTAAGATGAACCCATCAACTGACATTGAATTTGATAGCCATGATGAGTTAGTCCAAGCTAATAAAGAAGTTTACAAACGTAGAATGGTTAATGCTTTAATACAAGGTTCAGCCAAGAAGGTTAATCATATGTTTAATCTTATTGACGAGGACCTACAAGATATGGAACCTGTACTACCTAGTTTATATTCTAAATTAATGTCTAGTGCAGATTACATGTATATGGTTCAAGATGATACTAAACCTAGAATGATAGGTGGTTTAGTTAATGTTGAATTCCCTAAGACTGAAAATGATGTACCAAAGATAAAAGCTCAAGCCATTTGCTTACCTGTATTGATACATGAGATGGTCAAGGGTCTAATGGAAGTGTTAGCTTATCACAGCCTACCTAAAGACCCTAAGATAGCCCAGTTTGTTATCGATAAAGCCGACTTTATGTCTGCTGAGACTTGGGATATGAGATTAGGTCCACCTTTATGGGAAAAATTCTTGGATGCGTTACCTAGTGACGACTATAAATTAAAGCATCACGTGTTTGTTGATTTGGTCTCATTACCACCTGAGAAGTTTAATGATTGTTTCAGAGAAATCCTTATGGGTTCAAGAAAGGGTAAGGCTATTGTCAATGATATGTTGAATGATGTTAAAGACGAATTAATAGATGACGAGTTCGACAATGTGGTAGATAGAATAAGTGATGATGAATTTTTAGGTCCAGAGGATTTAGATAATTTAGATAGTGGAACTTGGTTTAATAACTAAAATTCTATAAAATTAAGAATAAAGGGCGCTAATAAGCGCTCTTTTTATTTTAGATAAGTTTAGCATATTTATATAGAAAGATAGATGTTAACTGGAAATGAAATTTTAAATGAGTATACTAAGTGTTTAGTCGACCCATGTTATGCAATTACCGAATATTTAAAAACCTTTGATAAAACAAAAGAAGGGTTTGTTCCGTTCAAACTATTCCCTAAACAAAGAGATATTATAAAAGCCTATAAAAATCACAGGTTCACTATGGTTACTAAACCTAGACAGGCTGGTGTATCTACAACAACAGCTGCTTATGCCGCAGTAAAAGCTATATTCGCTGACCCTAATAACCCAGAGGCTATTCTAATTCTTGCAAATAAGCAAGATATGGCCTTTGAATTCCTTGATAAGATTAAAGATTTTGTTAATCAATTCCCTAGATGGGC